AGTGGTAATAATTATCGTTTTACAGGACCTGGTAATTTAAACGGAACTCAAAATCATCCTAAACTATATCTCGTAAGAGGACAGAAGTATCAGTTTGATTTAAATGTTAGTGGACATCCATTCCGCATACGCATATCTGATCAAGGTGCAGATTATACTGGTGGAGTTACAACTGTTGGAGATACTGAGACAGGTGTAATAACATTTGATGTGCCGATGGATGCACCAGATGTTCTTTATTATCAGTGCAATCAACATCCAACTATGATTGGCAGGATTGATATTGCATCACCTCCTAAACAAATACAAACTTTACAAGGAACAACAACTTCAATCGCTGATAATGTATATCAAGCACTAAATATTACTGGATATAAAGTATACTCTTTATTTAAAATCGCAACTAATCATGATGCTTTGGTGAGAGTTTATGTGGATAGTGCCTCAAGAAATGCTGATATTTCGAGAAGTGAGGGGCAAGATCCAAATCCAGGAATTGGTTTGATTGCGGAAGCAAGAACATCTGGAGGAACAGTTCTTGTCACACCAGGTGCTATGGGGTTCAATAATGATAATCCTCAAGAAAATATTATTTACGTAGGCGTTACCAATCGAAGTGGTGGTACACAACAAATTCAAGTCACATTAACTGCAATCCAAATAGGAGAATAAAAAAAAGATGGCAATTACAAAGACAGTCGTTGATGTTAACAATGGTCAATTCGGTGCTGCAGCAGGTGGCAATAATCCTTGGACAAAATCTGATGTGCTTGATGCATTAGAGACTGTTTTTCAGACTCTTGGAATGAATGGTGGAACACAAACTAATGGTGTTCCTGTTATGGTTGAAGCTCCATCAACTTTATCATATAATTATACTCATACAGCACAAGGTGCTAGTAATGATGATTTTCAAAAATGTGGTGGTGTTGCTCCAAATACAATATCCTCTAAAGATAGATACTTTAATGTAATTAATAACGGAACAACTGCATATCGAATGTTAGAGGAGTTTCGATTTGCTTATAATCTTGTTAGTAGTTCTACTAATGAAATAACAATTACTAGACATGGATTATCAACTAATGATTTAGTCACTTACGCTGCTGGACAATCAGCTGATGCTAATAAAACAATTGGTGGATTAACTGTTAATACAGATTATTATGTCATTAAAGTTGATGATAATCGAATTAAGTTAGCACTTTCATCGGGTGGATCTGAAATATCTTTAACTCAACCTTCACAAAGTGGATTTTATCTTCAACACAAAAATGATTCAGCATATGATAATTTAACAATTAATGTTTTAGTAGGAGATAAACTTAATTTTAATAGCAGTGGTGCTTCTGGTGCAGGTGGTACATTTAATTTGATAAAAAATCATAATTCATATGATGTTAGTAAACTTATATCATCTTACCAATATTGGCAATCATCACCAACAGGACAGGCAACAACATCCACATACTGGAACACTTATGCTTATAATATAACTGAATCTGAACCACTGTATCCTGACAGAGGTCCAGCAGAGACAGGAACAGATTTAGATGATACTATAGATTCACACGGAATACACAAATACATATATGTCAATAGTTTAAATTCTTCAATGAAAGGAGAGATTATTCTTCTACCAAGCAATATAGGACAAGCCACAGCATACAAACCCTATTGGAAGTATACTGTTCCTGCTAGTGGTAGTAGGAGTGAATTAAAATTAAAAGTTTTTAGAGAGGTAGCAACAGCCACTGCAACTATAAGTGCAATTACCATTGATAGTATTGGGTCTGGTTGGAGTGATGGGGATGCGTTTACAATACCAGGAGAGAGTGTAGGTGGTACGGCAGGAAATGACATCGTGTTTGGTGTTAATGCGGATGAAACATCAACTGGTGCTGCTGATGGTAAACCTTCAATAAAGGTTACAAATCTGGGTGCTGGTGCTAATTTTTATCAAAAAAGTACTAGTGGTAAATTTGCTATTGCTAAAGTAGTACATGATGCTGGTAAAACATTTGGCACAACTTATTATGGTTTTGGAATGAGTGAGAGTAATAATAATAAACTGGTCATAACCAGTGGTTCTGGATGGAGGTTTATTAATCATAAAGGAATTTATAGCACCACCACTTCGGAAGATACAATTGAATTTGGTAGATATAATGGATTGCAAGGACTAGATTATATGGAAAATGAAAAACAGGTTGCAAGAGCAACAGGTTCCTCCAGCAATTATCGTGTATTAACTTATGCAAATAATAATACACCTACGAGTTATAAACTACAAATTCATGTTTACAGAGATAATGCTGACCCTGATTTTGCTGTGATTCAATTTGTACAAACCATAGATAATAATTTTGTTCCATTTGCAACTTTTAGTATATCCAGAGGAACGCAACATGGTAGTGGTGTTTATGATTTAGATTACGTATTTCAAGATACTCTCTTAGAGTTTACTATTCTTACAAGAGGTATTGGAACGGTATATGGTAACACTCAATATGATGGGTATTCTTATGGTATTAGTGAACCAGCAGGTCAAAATACAAAAGCAAGAGCAGCATCATATGGTTATTTAAGAAATACAACTTCTCAATCTAGTAAGTGGAATTTAAAAACAGATTATGTTAATAATATTGGTACTTATAACACACATTCTGTTAATGATGTGATGCCCTATTACAGGGATGCTACATTTGACAAAAATAATAATAAATCTATAAATTCTTCTGCTAATTTTTATAAACCAATTAAAGGTATTCCAGTTTGTAATCAAGTGTTGCCAGTACCTTACTATCTACCAGATGATTTTGCAATATTGCAAGTGGCAACGACACCAGATCAAGTTTATTTCAGAACTGGCGACACTGTGACTATCAGTGGTTCCGAAATTTATGAAATCGTTCTTGCGTCATTTGAACAACAACAAACTGGATTAGATGGTAATAGCAATGGAACAACAATTGGTATGTTATTCTTAGCGAGGACAACCTAATGGCAAATATAACACTATTGGGATATGGAACAGTAACTTCTGTAGTTAGTGGAACTGATTCAACAAAAAAGTCAGCAGCATCAAGTGCTCTTTCAGCAACATTTTCTTCACTAACAAGAGCACAAAGCACTTCGGCCTCACCTGTTAATTTTAATATAACTGATTTTTCAACTCCCTCTGGTTCTCCAAAATCACAAAGAGGAGAACTGAGAGGAAGAAGACCACATCGTGGATTATTATTCCCAAGAGGAGTTTACGGAAGATGACTATTAAATCAACTGGATCGTTAAGTTTTAAGGACGACATTGAAGCAGAGTTTGGTCCTAATCCTGGTAGAAGTTTAGGACAATATCGCAGAGAGGATCCATCCAGAGTTTCTCCGTTTAATCCTAGTGGTTTATTAGTTAATTCTTCACCAGATGGTAGTTCATTATCTAATTTACCTCTAGATGTTGGTGTACCAAACAATGGTGAAATTAAATTTAGTGATTTTTATGGTAAAAAATTGAATATGGTGGTTGATTATTATAGTGGTTCATCGATATCAAAACAAACTGCAGGTAATAATACGATGGCTGCATCTTGGAGATTCTCAAATAGTCCATCGAAGGTTAAAGTTGTAGGTGGATTTAGGGCAAGACCAAGTTCAGTGGTTAGTAGTAATGGTTTTTTTAATTTAACCTCAACTGAATGGAATAATGGTAAGAGAGTGATTATAAATGTAAATAAAACACTTGGTGGAAGAAGAGATAATAGCAAAAGTGATGTTGCACTTAGAACTGGTACCTGGCCATCTGGCACAGAATTGCAAGTAGATGTTGGAGCATCAGGAGAAATTCGTGGGGCAGGAGGAGATGGTGGAGCAGGTGCTCCATGTCTTTCATGTAGTGGTGGAACTGGAGGTAGTGGCACAAGTGCATTAGGTATCGGATATCCAACAACCATTGTTAATAATGGTATGATAAGATGTGGATATGGTGGCGGTGGCGGTGGAAGTGGTGCTGGTAATGACCCGTCTGATAAAAGTGATACTGATTATGGACGCTCTGGTGCTGGCGGTGGAGGAGGAGCTGGTCTTCCCGCTGGAAGTGGAGGTGCAGGTGGTGGAGGTGGATTTAGTGGAAGTCAACCAATAAATGGTGGTCCTGGTTTTGATGGAAGTATAAATTCAGGTGGTAATGGTGGAACTGCGGGTGCTGAAGGAGGTGCGACTGGTGGACCTGGTGGAGCAGGTGGTGATTTTAATGACGCTCCTGTAAATGGAACTTCAGGGCAGAGAACTGACGGTAGAGCATACACTAATACTCCTGGTCCTCTTGGTCCAGCAGGTACAGATGGTAGAGCTGTTATCTTTAGCTCCAACTTCGTTCAACAAAATAGTTCTTTCACTGGTAATGGTGTTGGTGGAAGAAATGGAGGTACGGAGGTTGGTGGATATGATTAGTTAATTATCACCAATAAATATTATTATTAAAAAAATTATTATGCTTACTGATTTTATTTCGATTTATGAAAATGCTTTACCAACAGAATATTGTAAGAACTGGATAGAATATATTGATTACTTAAGAAACGAAGGAATAATAACACGGGAAAAAGATAAACTTCATGAACGAGATCACGAAACTGTAAATTTCTCAAATGATGATGCATTTGATTTAAATTCATCTGATAAGTTAGCAAGGAGTTTTTTACCATCAATAAAAAATTGTGTTGATAATTATCTAGAGGATTATAGCGTTCTTGGTATATCAAATTTTTTATTATATGATGTGAAAGCAAAAAGAATACCAGTTGGTGGTGGATTTCACAAATGGCATTATGAAAATGCTCAATTTAACACATCAACAAGAAGATTTGTTGCTCAAGCATATCTTAATACTATTAAAGAGGGTGGTGAGACTGAATTTTTATATCAAAATAAAAGAATAAAAGCTGTTGAAGGAACATTAGTAATTTGGCCAGCAGGTTTTACCCATGTTCATCGAGGTAATCCACCAATAGGACAAGACAAGTATATACTTACAACTTGGGGAATGTTACAGAATGGTTGAATCAGATATTATTGCTTATGTACAGATAATTAAAGGTAAAATTAGTTCCGATATGGACAAATTATCTAAATTACTGTGGGATCATTATAATGATAGATTATCTGATAAAGTATCGTCTATAAGGTATGAAGATTCATTTTGCCCTCCTAATCCTCTAGTAGATGAGATTATAGATGAATTAAAAACTAACTTTGAGGAATTGACTGGGGAGAGGATATATAATACATCATACTGGGGTCATATTCATGAGAAAAATATGAGTACGAATACGCATAATCATAAAGGATCATATGTTTCTGCTGTAGTTTATGCTCAAACTCCAGTGAATTGTGGGCAAATTGTATTTTTACCGAAATTGAATCCTTATGAGGATAGCACATATAAAACAAGTTATGTTGCTGAAAAAGGAACATATCTTATGTTTCCTAGTTATCTTGACCATTTTGTAACTAGAAATAATTCTAATGATATTAGAATTTCAATGTCACTTAACTTTAATAAATTATGAAGATGATATTTAAGATAGAGGAATATCTTCCTGACACAAATCAGATTGTGATAAGATATTGTCGTAAAAATTCACCAAAACCAATCACAGAATATCCTGCTAAATGTATATCTACTGAAGTATGTGATACCTCATTTGATAGTCGGAACTTAGTAGAGTCCATCGCACAATATGGATACGATAAAGTTTTAACACAGGAAGATAATGAGATAACTCTTCTGGAAAATATGCCAACAGAAATTCCTGATAGTTTGGACATAGCAGATTATGTGGGTAAAATAATTTGTATAGATGGTGAAAACGCAAAAGAGATTGAAAGATCAAGAAAAATGAAAAGGGTTGATATAGAATGACTACATTTAATAGAACTTATCGTACACCTAAATTTTTTCTATGTATTCATACTACTGATGAATATCATATTCAATTAGAAAGGGCTGAAAACAGATTTTCTCATTATGCTTTTGTTACTAGAGGTGGTGGAACACTACATGTTCTTAAAGATGGTAATTTTGAGGCAAATACACCTATTGGTGTAAAGAAATTAATAGATGTATCAAAAACTATTAATTACAATGTAGTTGGTGAAACATTTCAAAACACAAAACTTATTTCATTTAATTCTTGGAAAAAGTCAAACCAATGGAATGGGAAAATGTTAAGCACAGGAGTTGTAAAATCTGAAAAAGATTATTCTTGTGTTATTGTATATGAGGGTACTTGTAAAATTAATAGTAAAGAGATAAAGGAAATGGAATACGCTAACTTGAAAAAATCGAAAGAATATGATATAATAGTCCCAGACGGATCCTCAGTGGCTTTCTTTGAGTTGTTATGATCATTATTGATGATGAGTGGTGCTTTATTCACATACCAAAAACATCAGGTACAAATTTTGCGAAATGTTTATCTGATAGTAGAGCAGTAAAATATATTCATAATGAATTGTGGGATGAGTTCTGGGGTGATACACAACCACCAGATATCTTCAACATCAAAGACATAAACGTTGTTAAACACGCTCCATTGTTATTTTGGCAAAGAAATAATATTGTTACTCATCATAAAATTTTTACCATCGTGCGAAATCCATACACTAGATTATTATCTTTCTTTAATGAGTTTAAGAGAGACTTAAATATATCTACGCTTACATTGAAGGAATTTATAGAAAATGATTTAATTCAAGAGGGATTGAATAATATTCCATACAATATTTTCTCATTAAAAACTAATCAGATTGATAACTTTCGTTCAATTGATGGAAGTTTGATTCTTCATAAATTTTTTAAGATGGAGACTGATATTATTCAGTTGCAAAATTTTTTTAACACAAGTGACCTTAATGAGCATAAGCATAATTCATCTAATTATGATCGAGATTATAAAAATATATTTACAAACGACATCATATCTTGGGTTCAAAGGACTTATGAAGTAGACTTCAATTATTTTGGATATGAATTTGACCCCTTTTGGATATAATTATGAATTATTTTGACAAATCTAAATTAAGAATAATCCCTGAAATAGAAAATAATTATCATAAAATCTTTAATGACTTCACTAATTTTGATTTTAATTATACTGATAGATTAGGAAGATTCAAGATTGACACCTTATTTAAGAAATGGAAAGGATTATACGAATTTTCATTGCAGGTAGATAAAGGTAAAGAATTTCTAAATTCAACGGTAAGGTCTAGAAAGAAAAATTTTGGACATTATGAGTTAGAGGTAAATGATAAAATAATATGGGATGGAATAGTTCTGGCAACAAAAGCAAACTTATTTAAGTCATTTAACACAACTTACATAGGTCGTAAATTTTTCTCAGATACACTCTCACTATTTAAAAATTTTAAGGAAGTAATTACAGTTTCATTAGCGAGATTTCCACCTAATAGAATAATTCCATCACATAAGGGAAATAAACAATTGATAAGAATACACTATGGAATTAAAGTTCCAGATGGTGATATATCTTTTAAGGTTAGGGGTGAAGAAAAAAAATGGGAAAATGGAAAAGCATTTGCCTTCAATGATTTTTATGAACATGGTGGATGGAATAATACTGAATATGATAGAGTAATATTAATAATTGATCTAGATAGAAAAATGATTCTCAATGGAGTGTGATGTCTCTTAAAATTTCTAGAAATATAGACCCTATTGAAAACGAGATTGGTGAAGATAGATTTGTCTTAGATTTATCAGATCATATCATCTATATAAAATCTTTCATTGACCCTGATGATTGTAAAGAGATAATATCTTGTTTAGATAATAAAGATTTGGATAAATCTGCACCATACACAAAGGGATTGTTAAATGACGAAGCAGATAGTTTCTTTGATCCAAATATAGATGCTGTAGGGAGAGTAAAGCAAAAAGTTTTTACTGAAGGATTAAAATTATATGCAAATAAGATAAGGGCATTTAATTGGTCGTATTATGGTGAAGATAAATTTCATGTATCAGAAATGGTTGTGAGAAAGTATCACCAAAAGTCTGAGTTCAAGTATCACTATGATGACATCATTGGTGAAATATTCCCGCATTGGTTTATGAGAAGAAAAAATGTTCTTACTTGTAATGTTTACTTTAATGATGAACAAGATTATCAAGGAGGTGATTTACATTTTGCATCAACTAACGATTCTTTTAGACCATCCACAGGAGATATATTACTATTCCCATCTAATTGGATGTTCTATCATAAAGTAAAAGAAATTACGTCTGGTGTAAGATATTCAGGAACATTCTGGTTCTACTATGGTTCAGATAAGAGAGTTGGTAAAGGTAAAAGTCATCAGGATAAATTTGCGAAATGATTAGATATAAGATGTATGAGAGAGAATTGACTCAGGGCGGTTCTTATCAATATCATACTTGTGTTGATAAATTAGATGAATATGATATAGATTTATATGATTATGAAATTAATATCACCCCAAAAAATGAAACCTCACCACACGATTATATTCACATATCTTGCTTGAAAAAAGGTATTGATAAGTTTGTTAGAAGTAGTGTCCTTGAATATTTTAATATACCTGTTGACTTTCCAGTTGTATATTTCACACGCAAAGTTCCATTCACACCTGAGTTTAAGTGTGGTTTTTATCTGAATACATTTAAGAAATTTAAATCAGATTACTTTGACCAAACTCTTGACACTATAAAATTATTCAGAGGGTCATATAACGATATATTTTTGGCAGGAGACTTTAATCAAGATGGTTCTTTTATAGATGAATCAATTAATATTGAGATTATGCCAATACAATCAAAAGAGAATTATTTTCATATCAGAAAATTATTGAGTGAAAATTATGATATACATAATTTTGATTGTGATAGTTTATTTAATGATTACTCTGTTGATAAATTTCATTTTCATGTTAAGATAAAATATGGTGTTGATGGAATGATTATTAAATTTTATAATACTTACCCTATCAATCCATTTGTCAATTATTATGATAACTAAAAAAGATTTACTAGAACTATACAAATGGGGTAAAGGAACTAAATTTCCACTCAAGAAAGCACCCACTATAGACGGATACTCTAATAAAGATATAGACTACTACTGGCTTAAATCTGTAAAAAAATCCACTATAATTCGTACTAAATTTATGCCAGATGATATAAAAAAAATATATGAAAATGATGATATTTTATTCTCAAACTATGTTATTTTTTATGCTGGAACTAAATTAAATCCACATAAAGACCCAAATATACTGAGACATCCTTATAAGAGAATACAGATACCACTTAATGTTCCAAAAGGAGATTGTTATATGCAATGGACTAATCTTAAATTTGAGAAAATAAAATGGAAGGAAGGTGTGCCACAGGTATGTGATGTGTGCCGATACACTCACGAAGCATACAATAATACGTCAGAACCAATCGAATTTTTATTTGTTGATGTTCATAAAGATTCAGAGGTAGAATTAAATTAGTTGCAAAAAATCAATTCCTATGCTATACTAGGGAGAAACTATGAGGTATGATGGTCGATTGCAAGTACATACAAGATGATTGTGTAAGATATTCAGATAATTGTAAAGAGCAATATGATTCAATAGTCACAGACCCACCCTATGGTATTGAGTATCTTGGAAATAGTTGGGATTCATATCAAAATTGTGTAGCATTTAAGAGTGGAACTTGGGAGTCGATTGCAAAGACACTCAAACCAGGTGGACACTTGCTTATCTT